TTGATCGCCGTGCATAGGCCGGGCGTTCCGTCCTCGTCGGTTTCATGTGCTTCACGCAACTCGGGATAGTACGACCTGAAGTGCCGGCGGGTGCCGCACTTAACCACGGGTTTGTCAGTCATGACTCTTGTTCCTTATGCGAGTCAGTGGGTGGGTAATGCGTGTCTTGGTACTTCTGCCCTGTTACCCTACAGAGCAGGACGGTCGCATTGACGTATTGCCACGACCCGCGGCCGGCCGGCGTGCACCCCGCCCAAACGGTGAGGTCGTGGAGTGCAGTGAGCAGAGGAATGGAGGCAGTGATGAGGCGCGAGTTAGCCTGCGCAAGCGCAAGCGTGTGTCCTGGGCATAATACGAGCGTGTACCCACGCGCGTCGTTGATGATGATTTTGTCCTCGCCTTCAGCGCGCCAGGGTCCGGGGGAGAATTGTTCGAGGTTCATGACTCTTGTTCCTTCTGTGAGTCGGTGGTTGATGAAGTGGGGTCAGGTGGGACGACGGCAGTGAACACCACACACTCGTGCGTGCCACGCGCCAGCTTGCGCAGTTCCTCCTCAGTGAAACTTACGCGCACCGCTACGGCGGCAGCGGAAAGGAAGAAATCGTATTTGGGGGCGACGCACAGGGATAAATCCAGCAGCCTCGCCTTGCGTAGCTGCGAGCGCAGATCAAGGAGTTCTTCGCGGTCGCTTGGAGATATAGCGTTGGATACGCTAAGGTTGATGTTTTCGAGATGCCGGGTAATGCACTGACACAAATACTCGGAGTATGCGCGGGGGACCACGAACGTCAAACCATCAGTGCGCATCGCCTCTTTGAATGTGGACTCTGCGAGCTTCAAGAATCCAAGTTCTTTCTTAGTGCGAGGCGCGGGGTTCGAGTGCCCAAACAGCCGCTCAGCGTCGGCAGCGGTGAGTTCTTGCTTGAGATACGCCAAAATGGCTTCGGCGCCATGACGTGATAAGATGGTGGTGTGTTCAGTCATGACTCGGTTCCTTTCATGTTACGGTGCAGCCGGCAGACTCTTGCGAGTCCGGGGTTTTGGTATGCGTGAAACATCGTGTTTCACGAAAGTTAATAAAGGGTTAATTTTTAGTTGTGGGAGCGTAACAACCACGGTTAAAAAACTACGGATGATCTGAACAAAATCATATAGTTACAGCGAAAAATGATAAGTGTAGTCGGTTAAAAAGGGTAGGGGCGCGGCGGGGGTCGCGGCGGCGCGGGCAGCTACGGCTATTCAGGCGATTTTCTAATTTTTTAGACAAAGTGCTAAAAAACAATCCGTACCTATATAGTTACATACAATAAACAATATAGAAAAAAGAAAACTAACCCATTGATTTGCCGTGACCTATGCGTTGAAAAATACGTAGCTATGTGCAGCAGCGTAACGAACACCCCCCTTGTAAGTGCCTGAAATCATTGGACTTTCCCGTGGTTGGTAAAAACCGCCATTTCGGTGCCGTGAGCATGGGTGCCTCCGTGTCAGGCTTGCAGTTCGCGATGTGTTCTTGTTTTTACGGGTTTTGGACCCAAAGACTCGCCAGAGTCAGGCACGGTGCCTGGGTGCGGCAGCGGTGATAGCGCAAAAAATTGGGTGGCGGTGCCTTTCGGCACCGCCTTCCCTTCACAATCCACCGCCGCGCTTGCCGCGCTTGCGGGGGGCTTCAGCCGGCGCCCCGAAGGAAATGCCAGGGGCATCGTCGCCCGCCTCGTCATCGGGCGCGTCCGACGTGTCGAACGCCAGCGCATCAGCAGCCTTGGATTCCCCGAATCCAGAGTCAGCGATGCGCGCCAGCATCACGGATGCCATTTGTAGGAAGGCGGCATCAGTCGAACGCGTGCCGCCATTCTGTTGCAGAAATTCGATAGCCTGCAAGGCGCGGGATGCTTCACCTTGGATGGTTGCGCCAGCCTTTTCCACTTTCCCGCCATTATCGAGGAAAGCATCGAGGAAAGCATCAGACAGCACCACTTCGCCATGCGCTTCATAGAAGCGCGACAGTTCCGCAAGTTGCCCTTCGCGTGGATTCGCGCCACGATAGGGAATCGCGATACCATTAACCGTGCGACTCGGTCTGCCATTGTGAGTCGGCGCCTTACCATCAGAAGTTAGGGGTTCACTTTCCGCGGCGGGGCATTTGCCAGCGAGCTTTGCATAGCGATTCGCTTCGGCAATCATGCGCGCGGATTCCGACGATTGTTCCAGTTTGCACTGGTCAATGACGGATTCCCAATATTTCACGCGACGATCAAGCGCATTGATAATTTTCGCGCCAGCATCGCCAAGGCGAATCGTAGTAGTGAACCCGGCGAATTTTCCGCCTTTGGCGGATTTATCCGTGTTGTTAGTCATACTCGCCACATATGAGCGAGTCGCAGATTCCGCCGCGTCGCGCGCAGTTTGACCGTGCGGGTCATTCATTTGCGCAACAAAGGTGCTATAAGCGCCTGCCACGCGCGCCAAACCTTGAAAGCGAGGCGCGCCGAATCCAGAGGATTCCCGAGTAAGCGCCAGAGTCTCAGCGGTAACTTCCGCCTTCGATTCATTATTGCGCTTTGTGCGAGAATCGAGGGATTCCATTTGCTCGCGAGTCTCGCGCCCGATATTGGCCGCAATGGTGGCGAGCTTCAGGGCCATTTCATTGTCATTCGACATGATAAGATTCCTTTCCGGTTATGCGCGCGCCGCACCATTGCGGCGCGCGCCGTTGAACCATTTTTCATCGGATGCGATTTTCAAAGAGCAGCGAGGCAAGCCTCATACATAAGGAATCGAGAGATTCGGGCATTGCGCGGCGGACTCGACACAAGCCGCGGAGTCGGTCAGGGGGTGCGCGCGGTGGGTGTGATAGCGCGTCTTGCGCGCGACCAAAGAAAAGGGGGCCGAAGCCCCCTCGTTCACGTCACCTCACATTCCGCTTTGTTACCGAAGTTGTCAGCGATGCGCCATCTTGTCGCGAATGGCACTTTCTTTCTGACGCTTTCGACGAGGGCCTTGAGGCGTTTCTTATCCTCGGGCGTCTCAATCGCGATCTGCGACGCAGCGATTGACGCCGCCTTGCTTGTCTGCCAATGCCGACACTTGGCTGTTTGTTCACCATATGTAATGGTGATGGTATAGGCACGATTTCCGATGAACTTGCGCATTGTTTGTTTCTCCGATTGAGGGAAGGGAGCGGGGCCGCAAGGCCCCGCAGGTGTCAGAAGTGAATTACTTTCTCGAACGTCGGTAGGTGGTCGAGCGGATAGATCGCGCCGACACAAACCATCTCTGAATCCGCCTTCCTCACCAAATAAACACTTGTTGGGAACGTTCCCACAGTGCGCCTTTCTGTGATGACCCCCATTTTAGCGTAAGTAGTTTTGAATGAATCCAACGCCACATCATGACTTGGAAACCGATAAAGAATCGGCCCTAAGAACGGGTCATAATTTACAGCGATAACTTCCATTTCCGTTTCTCCGATTTGGGGGAAGGGAGTGAGGGCTTGCGCCCTCACCTTCATTGAAAGAAGATCACATCCGCCGCCCACAAGCCCCCGTAGGTTATGCAGAAGCCCATGAGCCCCATGCTAACTACGAAAGCTACGTCTGCCGCGCGATGCGCTACAGTGCGTGTCTGCATCTTGCCGACGCGAGTCACGTAGAAAGACCCGCCGACCTGACCGACACGCCAGAAATAGATTCCGCCGCTTTTAGTCATGTTTCTGATTCCTTTGAGAAAGAGCATGTAAGCCGCTGCTTACATCTAAGGAATCGGCAGATTCGGGTATTGCCCCACGGCCACCCCCACCCCCATCTGGACAACGCCTCGGCGCCTGCGCGAGTGCAGGAGGTAAACCCCACATACCCCCTACCCCAAAAATTAAAGTATACTTTTACCCTTGACACCCCTTAAAAAGTATACCATAACAGACTCGTCATCAACCAAGGAGCCCAACGTGACACCCAAAAACCCTAGAATTACTGAGGAACATATTGATTCCGTCGTCGCGAGTACGATGTGCTATGTGTTTCCCAACACCACGCATACGGTTTGTGTCCTCACCCTCACAAACGGCTTCACCGTGACGGGGGAAAGTGCCTGTGTTGTTCCAGAAAACTTCAATGCCGACCGTGGCCGCGAAGTAGCGACCAAAAAGGCGCGCGAGAAGGTGATGATGCTGGAAGGTTATTTGATGCGCCAGCGCATCTACGACGACGCCGCGCAATCTCGCAGCCAATTCACGCAGGAGAGCGTGTAATGCCTGAAACCCCCCGCCACCCCTCTCTCCTCAACCCTGCCGTCCCTACGCGCGTCATGGTGTTGTTGGAGGACACGCGGCTCCCGGCCGATGCCCCGGTGCTTCCTGACGGTACTTACGTCCTCAAAGACTGCATAATCGAGCAAAGGGCGAGGAGGTATAGACACGAGGAGTATAGATAATGGCCCGCCGCAAACTCGATGAGAAGCTGCTGCCGCTCTCTGTGCGCGTCACACCGTTGCAGACGCGCCGTCTTGAGCGAATCACAGCCTTCGACGGTCTGCCGACGCAAGATCATATCCGTCGCGCTCTTGACGTGTATATGAATCAATACGAGAAGCAGAACGGGCTTCGCCCACTGACAGAAACTCAAGCACAGGAGAACAACAATGCCTAAGACAGAAAAGCGCGCTCCGCGCGCCCCGCGTTCTGACCGTGGTGTGCAGCGTGCGGCGTCAGCGTTCTATATCATGCGGGCGCTTTGTATCCATGCCCTTGCAGCCAAGGGTGAGCCCACGGAAGCCATCGCCAAGCGCTTTGGTGTGAACCGTTCGTTCATCATCAAGCAGTCAACGATTGTGTTGAAGCCGCGCACTGACAAGGAGCGGGCTATTCTGAAGGTGGCGAAAACACTCGTCTCCGACATTGACTTCAACTTCAGCGTTTTGCTGTCTGGCACCGACATCAAGACAACTCTTGCCGGCTCGGTGAAGACCACGAAACCGAAAGTGAAGGCCGCCAAGACCAAGGCACCGACCAAAGCGCGCAAGCCGCGCCTCAAGTTGGCAGCGCCACAGCCGCCGCTCGCCGACGAAAACTATACTTGACGTTCCGACTCAGCCAGAGTAAAAGAGTCGTCGAGCGCCAGCAGCCCAGGCGCTCAGCATGACGTTTCCTCCCGGTTGATAACTTCCCCTGGTGCCCCCAAAGCGCCAGGGGTTTTTTGTTGACACATACACCAGAGCGCTCCATTTATGTCCACCCACCAGAAACCATTGTGCGCCGCTCCCCCATCTGCCGGTCGAGCCGCCTGTTGATGTCGCGTTTGATCGCTTGATGAAAGCCACCCTGCACGCACAGGGCGCCGTATTGGAGTGCGTCGGCGACATCAGACCATGGGTGCTTCTTCTCGGGGATAGATCGGTTCTCGCCGTCCTTGCGCTTGGCGAACAGGTACTTGCTGTGCAGCGCTTGGACGAGGTTGGGGCAGTTTACGCCGTCAATGAGCAGCATGGGCTTCCCGCCGATGGTCTGCATCAGGAGTGATTCAACTGCCTGAAGCCGGAGGTCAATGTCGTTCGTCGGCGCGGGGTACGCGCGGTACCCTTGGTTCTCGATGAAGGCGAACATATCCAGTTCGGTGATGCTGTTCTTGGCAACGCCTGATGGGTCGCCCACAAAAATGACCGGCTTGCCGATATAGCGCTCTTTCGCCAGGACGGGGCGCACGTTCTGCACCATGTGCAGTTCAAGCCCCATATTCTGTGCGATGATCTCCTCAAGGACGAGGACTTGCCCGCGGTGGTTGGGTTGGAGGACCAGTCCACAAGGGTTGCGCCCGAAATCCTGCGCCACGATGATCGGGAGCGAGTCTGAGGGGGTGAGCGACTCTTTGGAGACGTGGAAATCGCGATTGAAACTCTCCCTGAAGACCGCGGTGCCGTCGGGGTCGTCGCCGTACTGAGCATGCACATAGCGCTTGACCCAATTTCCCGCGTGTTGGCGGGCGAGGCGGCGGTAGTATTCGCGCCCCTGGTCAAGTCGCTGCGGGTGGTTCAGGGGCAGCTTCAGAGTCTCGTTGGTCTGTGTGAGGTAGTTCAGGTTCTCAGCGTCATCAGCGAGGCCGCCCGGCTGGATATGCACGCTCCAATCTTCGGGGGGGTTTACGTCGAGGTATTCATGCCAGCGTGAGCCGGTGTTGGGCATGTTGCTGTCGCCCATGATGCCGAACCATGTAGGGCCGCCCTGCGCCGCTGAAGGGTACCGCCCGAGGCGGCCGGCGATGGCCGGGATAAGGTCAGGGTCCACTTCGATGAACTCGTTGATCCACGCCCACGTAAGCTGAAGCGAGAGGAGGCGCTGCTGGTTCGCCGGGTCGTCGAGGGGGATGAGGTACCAGTCGCTATGCACGTCGCCCGCACGGATTTGGATGAGGTTCTCTGACGACTTGAAGTAGGCGATGGAGCCGAGCCACGTCTCCACGTCCTTGAGGACAGTCTGTTTCATCTGCGCCAGGGTGTTGCGCACGATGACCGCACGCGTGCGCCTGATGCCGTCTGGACCCGGCATTTGCTCGCATGCGCGACGCAGGCACTCGAACATGACACCCGTGGTCTTACCGGAGCCCACAGGACCGAGAATGAAGCGCACGAACGCCTCGCTCGACATGAACTCGGAGACGGTCGGCGGCGCGTCGTAATTGATCTCGTTGCCAACGATACTCTCTTTTTGTTTATTCATTTTCTATACAACTCCTTGCGGGCTTCTTCATCGAGCGCCATTGCCCCCATACATAGTTCGCTTACCTTCATACTCGACCAGTCGCAGTCAACGGAACCATCATCCCACTGGATGACAACGACGACGGATTTGATGTGAGACAGTTTGGTAAGCGTTCGGTGAAGGACTACTTCTGGCGTCAATTTCGTGCCTGGAAGGTGGATAATTTTGCGCTCAAATGGAGCGTCAGGAGTGTCACTCATCGTCACCATCCTCAGCAGCACCCTCGATCACCTGTTTTGGCTGAAGGGTGGCCTTTACACTGTTGCCGCCGAAATTGATGTTGATGGACACCCCGCCGCTCCCGTCCCCGATGTTGGTGTTCACCGGGCCGGCCATACCCGCGAGGTTCTGAAGGAGTCGCGCCCCGTCAATCCGTGCCGTCGCCGCCGTCCTCGGGTCGTTGATAAGGTGGTGGATATTGGGGAGAGACACTTCCAGGCTCGCCAGGGCCTTCGCTTGGACTCTGCGTTTGGTGGAGTCCGCGGCGTTCCACTCCTTCTGAGCCTCAATAAGCATGCGCTTGAAGTCATTGCTGCGCTGAAGGAACATCCAGCGGGGGTCGTCGGTATCCGCAAAGCCGTAATCTTTGAGGATGTCGACTACCGGGCGGATGTCTTGGGCCAGTTCGCGGGCCAAACCGGCGTAGCTAGGGTCCAGAAATCCCACTTGTTGCTCTTGGGGGTAATGTGCCATTATATCCTCTCTTGAGGGGCGCCTGTCGCAGACATTAGCGCCTTCCCGCTTAATTTGGCTGCTTTCCCCAGGGAAGGCAACAATGACGAGGGTTAAAATCTAATGAGCGGCATGCTGCCACAGGCACCACAACCCCCTATGTCCCCGGCGCCGGCAATGAATCAGCCGTTTGTACCGAGTCAGTCCGGCCTTGTGAGGGTCATATCGCCTGAGCAGATGATGGCGATGGACAAGGAACGGGAGGAGAAGGCCCGCGCAGCGCGTGAGGAGCGGTTGCAGCCCGCCTACAACGAGTTGGCAGCCTATGTGCGCAGGCAGTTTGACATTATGCGCAGGCACCGCGACGGCGCTCATGGGTGGACAACGCGCATGCTCGAAGCGTTGCGCATGTTCAACGGCGAGTACGAACCCGATAAACTGGCGAAAATCAGGGCTTTTGGTGGTTCTGAGGTCTATGCGCGCATTGGAGCGGCGAAATGTCGCGGCGCAACCGCACTTTTACGTGATATTTACCTCTCAGTAGGGCAGCGACCGTGGGACATCGAGCCAACACCGCAGCCAGTCATTCCAGATGACATTTCAGCGCAGACAGAGCAGCTTCTAGCCGCCGAATTAGGGTCAGCAGGGCTCGCCGCGCAGCAAGGGTTGATGGACCCTGAGACTGGCGCCCCACTCACGCCGCCTTCAGAGGAGGAGGTTGCCGCCCGGCGCACGGCGCTTGAGACCGCGCTGCTCCAAGCCGCCCGCAAGAAGTCGTATGAGGAGGCTAAAGAGGCGAAATCACACCTCGACGACCGACTGGTAGAGGGTGGGTTCTATAAGGCGCTCTCCGAGTTCCTTATGGACCTCTCGATGTTCCCCTTCGCGTGCATTATTGGTCCGATTGTCCATATGACGCCCTCGATCAAGTGGGAGCGTGGACCGGACGGCAAGGCGAAACTCGTCAAAACCAGCACTGCGCGCATGTTCTGGAAACGCGTTTCTCCGTTCGACTTGTGGTTCACGCCGGGAGCGGCGTCTGTGGAGGGCGCTGACTTCACTTACCGGGAGCGCAAGGCACGCGCCGAGTTGAACGCACTCATTGGTGTGCCTGGGTTCAATGAAAACAACCTCCGCGCCATCCTTACTGAGTACCCCAACGGCTACACGGAGTCGCCAGATTCCGCGGATTCGACTCGGGCAGAGCAGGAGAGTCGCGAAGACCCGAACTTCAATGAAAGCGGGATGTACGACTGCTTGACGTTCTTCGGGTCGGTCCAGGGGCGGTTGTTGCGGCAGTTTGGCATGTCTGAAAAGGATATTCCTGACGAGGTTAAAGATTACTCCGTGCAGCTTTATATGGTTGGCAAGTACGTAATTAAGGTCGTCTTGTCGCCGTCTCCGCGCGAGCGCCCGCCCATCTACATCACGTCCTACAACAAGGTGCCGGGCACCCTCATCGGTAACTCTCTCCCCGACGTGTTGGGTGATATTCAGGATGTGTGCAACGCGGCGCTTCGCGCACTCGTGAACAACATGAGTATGGCGTCAGGCCCGCAGGTCGCCATCAACGAGGATTTGATTTCCCAGGGTGAGGATACCACGCAGTTGTGGCCCTGGCGGGTATGGCGGTTCGGTACCCGCCCCGGCATGTCGCAGAACGCGGTACCGATGACGTTCTTTCAGCCAGCATCGAACGCCCAAGCGCTGCTCACCGTTTATGAGAAGTTCACGCAGATCGCCGATGAGACGAGCGCCATTCCGCGCTACATCACGGGTTCTGAGCGTATGGGCGGCGCCGGCCGTACCGCTTCGGGACTTGCGATGCTCATGGGCAACGCGAGTAAGATGCTCCAAACGGTCGCGAGTAACATTGACACCGACGTTTTCGAGCCGCTGCTTCAGTACCTCTACGACATCACCATGCTCACCGATGAGACGGGGAGGCTCCGTGGCGACGAGCGTATTGTCGTCAAGGGTGTGAACGTCGCCATTCAACGCGAAACTGAGCGCCAGCGCCAGCTTGAACTCTTGCAGGCGACGGCCAACCCCATTGACTCTCAGATTCTTGGAATCCGTGGGAGGGGCGCGCTGCTCCGCGCTGTGGCTGACCAGCTTGGGCTTGACGGGCAGATGGTGGTACCAAGTGACGAGGAGTTGCAGCAGCG